CGCCATTAAGCCATCCTTTGCTGTTGTCTAGCTTCTACTGCCTCCGGCTCCCACTGGGCAAGTGCCTCTGGAGATAACCCTGCAGATGAAATCATTCCTCCGCCAGTGTTTAACATTCCGGAGTTAAACCGGTTCTGTAAAGGAGAGGAACTATTTGGTTCAACTTCTTGTGAAGATGTAGAATTTTTTATCCACATCTCCAGCTTATTAATTAAATTCTCAACCTTAGTTTTATCGTAGGCTCCCTTTCCTATAATCCCCTTAAGAACCGCCAACAAATGATGGGGGTCTCTATTTTTAGCAGAATTGATAGCCATTTGTTTTGTGTTAATTCTTCCGCGTCCAGATTCCATCGCTTCAGCTTCAGCAAGCGCACCCAATCTCAAATAATTAGATAACTCTTCATCTCCTAGCTCGCTCAAAGTATCTATAATCCTTCCGGCCTCAAAGAATCCGCTGGCAACAGGAGTTACGTCCTGAGTTTCCCCAGTATTTCCATCCCCAAGGTCTTCCTTTAATTGGTCATAATCCGCAACCATTCCTATGCCTTCAATTATCTCTTTGATTATTGATTTCTTCTCCGTGCTGGTTGTTCTAATACTGGATTCTTTAATAGCATCATTTAAATAAGGCGTTATAGTTTTTATAGCTTCTTTATAATCTGATGAACCCTTATCAGAATTAAGACCTTCAACTATGGCTTTCCATATCTCCGGCTTCTTCTCCTTTAATTCATAACTGATACCTGAAACAATAGAACGCGAAAGATAGCTAAATTTGGGTTCATTGATATTTCTTTCAGACATAAGAGATGTAATGCCGGTATCTCTCCATGCGGCTGCAACACGTTCCTGCGCTCTGTGGATTTGGTCCATGTAGTCGCTTCCGGACGTATAACTCTGCGTCTTTTCATCCCACACTACGCCAGCATCTTTTAAGCCTTCGTAAAGTGCTTTCAAATTATCTTCTTCAGCTTTCGCTCTACTTACTGAAGCTTCTATTATTTTTATTGCTTTGTCACTTGTTGCTTTTGATATGGCATCCTCTACAGCCCATGTGCGTCTTTTTGTAACTAGTTCGCCTCTTTCGTCTGCCAAAAGTTTTGCTGCATTAATGTTAGCGTCAGTGAGCATTTGCGCTCTTTTGTTAGCACCAGATTGACCAAGGGCGGCAATTTTCTCAGAAGATGCAGTCCCCATTCCAGTAACAGTTTCTCTTCCTGCCTGAAGCGCTGCTGCAGCATCCGCTGCAGTTTCGGCTTGTATACCTTCTCGTCTCGTCCACTCTATTTTGTCTCTTTCCTCCTTTGCCTTGGCTGCGATTAACGCTCTCCTCTCAGCAGACAATGCCCTACTCTCTGCTCTCGCCTCTGCTTCTTTTGCCATCGCCCCTTCGTAGGCGCGACCACCAATATCTGCTTGCCTTAAGAGTCCGGCTCCTAGTGCGTCTAATCCTTTTGCCCAATTAGCCATTAGATGCCCTCCATATCAATCGGTTCTTCTTCCATTGGAATACCCATTCTAGTAAGGGTTTCCTCTTCCGGATATCCCCCTCTCATGGCATTCGCAGCAAGCTTCATGGAGCCAGATGGATTAATCTGATCATCACCCATCTCAACATATTTTTCCGCAGCGTATATCAAAGATTCTCCTTGGGATTCTTGATCTTGCCTGTCGTCTCCCTTTTTATAAATCCCTTCTTTTTCTGCTACGTTGTATAATTCGTTAACTACCTCTGCGCCCAATGCATAAAGAAGGTCTCTAGAGATGGGGTTACCCCCTTCATCAGAGGCCATTACTTCTCTGTTAACCATGCGGCCAGCCATTTCTCCGATAGCCTGTTGAAGGCCACCTTGAGACTGTTCTAGTCTAGAAACAACTTCGTCATATCCTTCGTCCCATATAAAATCCTTAATGGCTCCAAGAGCCATATCAATAACACCCTCTTCGTCCTTTGTAGGTTCTTTCAGTTTGTCATCCACTTCCGGCTCAATAGGCACAGACTCTGAGAAAAGAACCTCTCCTTCCGGGGATGGAACAGTTCTTCCGGGCGGGACATTCATGCCTCTTGCCACTGGCTTTTCATTCATTATCGCCATCAAGAATACCTCTGCTGATTTGGATTAAACCTACCTTGGGTTCCCTTTGTTATAAGCCCCGGTCCTTTCGACACCATAGCCCTTGTAGCCGGGGTTTCAAACTGTCTTGTAGACCTTCGACCAAATGTAGGCTGTCCTATACTCTGCTGCTGGACATACGGGGAAGGTGGAACCGTCTCAGCTGGAAGATTAGACATTGCCCGAGATGCAAACGTATTAGCTGCCGAGGTAGTCCTCATTTGTGGCGCCTGAGTACCGGCAATAGCTGGATGCTCTCTAATCCAATTAGGATTCTCAGCCTTATAAGCCTTCTGCTCATCGGTCATTGGTTTTCCGTATGCATATTTCATCGAAAGAAGTTCTTTTTCATGCTGCATTTGCTTCTCTTCTGAATCATCGAGGAAGCCAGCCACCATTTTAGCTCCAGTAGCAAGCATGTTCATCTTTGTCATGTAGACAAGGGCGTCACCTGATGTCATCCCGCCAGCTGCTGCACTCATAAAGGTTGCCGGTGCTTTAGCAGCCAGTGCAGATGCGGCAGCTTCAGTTGTAACTGAACTTGTAAAAGCGCCCCCTGCAGTAGATGCCAAATTACCTGTCCCAAAAACACTGCCGGAAGATGCTAACGCTTGTGTGGTAGGTCCAGCAACCTGAGCCGCAGCAGTACTACCCGCTGGCGAGAAAAATCCTTTTACTCCTGTACCAATAGCGCTAAGGCCAGCCATAAAATTAGATTTTCCAAGCGTTGCGCCTGAAGCCCCAGCCAGAGTTGATCCATAGAAAGCCACACCAGTATAAACTGCTGCTGCTATAAGAAGCACAGGCCAGATTTTCTTGACTACTTTCTTTATTCCTTTACCAATTTTCTTAATTGCTTTTCCAATAGACTTAACTATACTTCCCATTTGTTATTCCTCTGGCAAAATAAAATTATCTCCAATTTTAATCGCTCCCATTCTTTCATAAAGTTTTCTAGTTCTGTCAGGATCACCTATACCTGAACCTATCCCTAACATAATCTCACTAACACCACGATTCTCTTTGGCCCATGATATGAATCTTCTCATCATCTTAGCGCCCCAGCCCGTGCCTTTATCAGTCACATAAAAAAACAAGTCAGTAGCTTGCTTCTTTCTGGAGTACCAGAGTTGATGAGTTACGCCAATAAAGGCTCCCTCAATATTTCCATCTAACTCCACAACCAAAACAAAATGCTCTGCAGACAATATGCAGACCTGCAAATTATTTCTTAATGTTTTAGCATCTAATGGAACTGAGCTTGAAAGGGACTTTTGGTGCGCATCCTTGGCAACCTGCATTATCCCGGAGACATCCTTGAACCCCGCTTTTCTAATCATTAATTAAGATGGTTTGGGCCAGCCTCCAGCACCAGTAAGAATATCAAGCATATTTTTCCATGCGTCCTGATCGGCTCCGGGAGCCGTTGCCATCGTTGTCACCCAGTCACCATACTTGGACCAAGTCTCAGCCTTTATTCTATCTTGTTGCATACTGGAACCCTGCTCCCCAATTAAAGACTGCAGGTCAATTGCTTGCAAACCTTTAAGATGCTGCAATGCTACATCTTGCTGGCCTTGAAGATTTTGCAAGCCTATATTTTGGCTTCCAGTTAGCTGTTGAAGACTAAAGTTTAATGATCCTTGCAGCTGAGTGAGCATCTTATTATAAGCTGCCTCGTTTGCTTGCATCTTTTGTTTATTTGTCCAATCTGTATTATAGTAAAGATTGGTAACTAATTGATCGACTTCTGCTTGGGCAATCGGCAATGCCACATTAATAACAGCATTCATGACCGCTTCCTGCGCAAGAGAACTGTTCACTAACCCTATTCTTTGCATGTTCTGCATAGCTTTTGTGGTGGCTGCTTTAAACAAAGGGCTATTGGTATTTATGATCTCCGTTAACTTATTGGATAAGTCCATGCTATCAGTAAGTTTAGCCATATCAAAAACTTCAAGAACTGGAGCCTCCACAACAGGGGCAGCGACCTGCTCAACTGTGGCCTGAGTAGTTACAGGAGCAGGAGTATTTGTAGGAGTAGTAGTAGTAGGAGTAGTAGGGGAACGGGTAGGGGAACGAGAGGGGGAAGGTTTAGGTTTTGAAGGCCCAGATAAAGACCTACCTTCATTTTTACCATATGAAGCATAGTGCATAGCACCATACTCTTCTAGACTTATTCCTTCGTTCTTTCCTGATAAAGCGCCGGGAGAACCTTTCGCCCAATTCCTGTTGTAATCCGCTTGTAAATCTGGGTATGACGCCGTATATTTTGCAAATGCGGGATTAGTTACTCCTTGAGAGCCATGCTTTGTAGTAAACTTGGCTTGTTCAGGATTTTTATTTGCCATTTCTCTTTCGAGAGCCTCTGGGCCTTCTGCCATAATTATCTCCTAACTCCCCTTTGTGCAAACTCCACAATACAACCCTGAAGAGTTATTGGTTTGTCGTAAATTGAACTGTTGCTAATAATAAATCCCATGTTAGTTCCTATTCCATTTATTCTGACTCTCTCTGAAGCAACTACAGTAATTCCAGTAGAACTATTGCTTATATCGGCTTCAGACCATTGATCCGCTGCCACTGTTACTGAGTAAGAACTAGATACTGGAGATGTTTTAGGGCTATAAGTTCCTCCAAAGTCATATGAAGGGGTGACTGTTAAAGTGGTTGAGGTATCTGCATTTATCTCCAACCCCAATTCCCTGAATCTTTTTCTAGTTCCGGGGCTATTGTAATGATAATAAGTTGATCTTACAAATGAACTTACAGCTTCCCCATCAAAGCTTGTACCGGAGTCCATTCTCCTGACATAACCATCATCAAACCCACCATATAAAACCTCAAAACCATTTGCATCTTCGGCTGATACCGTACAGTTAATTTGATGCAATAAAGTAAAAGGCATTAGCCCTTGATTATTTTTATTTATAAAAGTCATTTCAACACCAGTCTTATCATCAAAATAAAGACGGTATTGATTCTTTCCTCTAACCCTTAGAGAATCTATAGCATTGTCCTTTTTGCTTTGTATATAAGGATCAATCTTATCGGAAGCTACAGAAGATTGAAAATCTCCAAAGTATTGAACTGTAAAAATAGATGAGATTCCTCTATCATCTAAGAAGAATGTTTGATCCATTTTCTGAAGAGTATATGGTATGGCTCCAGCCCCAGCATGGAATTTTCTCAATTCCCAATCTGCAGAAGAGGTTCCGTATAGCATAAACGCATCATTCCGGGAGAAGATAGACATAACATTATTAACTTCTGTGGAGAAACCACTTACATTATCTCCAATTCCTAATTCTGCGGCCCCTGTGAGGGCGCTCCATTTATTGGGTGCAACTATACTAGAATGCTGTATTGAACCATTGGAAAATGAGAAAAATAAATGCTTCTGATGAGTGGCGATATGCTCCGGTGTATCCGTTGTCATGCCGGTCTGCATCTTTATAAATGTAGTGCCATCCCACGAGAATCCATTATCAACTGTGTTAACACCATACATAGTAATGCCAGCTGTTTCGCCTCTAAAATTATAAGTAGAAAACTCATACTTACCTCCGGGTTGAATAGTTTGCTCATACTGTGTCCCGTCGGCTTTAGCTACAGTAACTGCAGCTGGTTCTGCAGCCCCATTAACCAAGGCATGTTGAATCCCGTTTACATTTATCGCTTCACTATTAGTCCAAGTTCCGCTATTATTTTTGACTGAAATATAACCAGCAGCAGAACCATCCCAAGCCCCACTCGTTAATGTTACACTTGTAACCGTAGCTGTCTTACCGGACGTTCCGCCTACAATAGAATCTCCATCACTAATTTCAGTCGCGCCGGTATCAAATGCTAACAAAGGCATACTAAGAACTTCATCATCTACAAATGTACCAGTGATATTAGTAAGAACCATAACCCCTTTAGCGGCAGTAGTCCAGTCTCCACTATAAGAGATTCCCATTAAATCCCCCTGAGCGCCTCCAGCCCCTACTATAGTGGTTGGAGTCCCAGAGTCTCCGGGAACAGGTTCTCCTGCTGTAACTGTACCATCAAAATTTAGCGCAGTTCCTAAATCTACTTCAGTCCATCCAGTAGAAATAGCTTTATACATCCCAGCAGTAGCCCCACCAGACTTATTTCTAAAGGCGTAAACACTTCCATTGTAAACCCATACCCCTAATACACTCCCCTCACCGGGAACAACACCAATTTTGCTTCTCTGATCTTCTATAGCGGTCCTTGCTTCAGCAACAATAGTGGACCCGGTATAAATATCCCTTAATACGGGCGGTCCATAGGAAAGAGCGGTGGCAAGAAGCCCCATTACCCAACCCTAAAAACAGATAATTGACCGTAATGCATCTGGAAATTCTCAGAATTAGATGCATGTCCATTCTTAACTTGAGCAAGAACATCCGTATAAGTAGTGTGACCAGTAGTGTCAATTATTCCAGAAGCAGATACCATATTTTCTAAAGTAGCAACCACTCTTTGAACCGCGCAATCAAATCCCGGATATACAACAGTACCACCAGTATCTTGGGTTGCAATTCTGAATGTCCATATTACTGTGTCTGTTCCGGTCTGCGCGAAACTAATGCCCAGATTAACCATGAAGAATCCTTTATCATATATCCTGATCCTGTCATTAGCAAAATCAGCGTCCGTTCCCACCGTTGTTGCAGATACAGTTCCTGTATCATCAGGGCCATTAGCACCTACTGAATCAGCATTCCAGTCTATAGTTGCTGTTGCTGTTGATGCTACCGCCTGACTTGCCGGAGTTCCAGCTGGTGAATATATAGTCCCATATCCACCCATGCCAGATTCTGTAAACTGTCTCACCATCTGAGCAGTAATAGCCCCAGTGGTGTTATCAGCAAAGCTAGTACCAGTTAAAACTGCCCTAGTTTTTCTTAGCGCTGTTGGTGTTCCCATTATCCGTACTCCACATTGAATGCGCTACCAAAAGCGCTGTCTTTATTTAAAAAATACATTGTTTCCCCATCTTGAAGTGTTCCACTTACTACAGTAAAATATACATACCCCTCTGCGTCAGAGGTTGGAAAAGTTCCGGCTGCAGAATCTCCTGTTATATCCTCAAGACTAACATTTAATATTGATCCAATAGCCCCGCTAGTTTTTCCCTTCACTAAATCCCCTATAGATGGAACCTGCATATCAAATGCAGAACTAAAAGCACTATCAAATACTGAATCTCTAGCAGTGCCAAGTGTGAAGGGGATTCTGTAAAAGGTTATTTGGGACGGAAGAGTCTGTCCATCAAACCTCTCATACCCATCCACCCTTCTATATCGACCACGAATATCAATCTCAAAATTATCCGCAGCTACCAATTCCCCCGGCTCAAGAGAAAGAGAGGGGTCAACCATATTGACTCCACCCTCAAAAGGGAAGTATGTAGATTCGAGTCGGCTTGGTCGAACATCTCTATTTCTTAATTTGCTCATTCAGGACGCACCACAAAATTAAACATGTCTTGCGCGGAAGAGAATCTCCTATTCTTTTGTCTTGGGAGTTGATCTGCTTCTAATTGATTAAGCAAGTCTTCAAATTGGGTTAAAGACCCAACCATTATTTCAGGAGCATCCTCATTTTCAGCATAATACAGTTTCGCCCTAGCGGTGATAATATCATGAAACCTAGATGGAATAGCGGATGTATTAGAATTTGCTGTTGTTTCTCCAGTCAAGATGGTACTCATTACAACTGGAGTTCTCCAGTATTCAGCAGAAACCGTTGTCGCTGCATTAGGGGTTGGATATAAATCCAAATCTCCATTAGGTTTTACAGAGAATACTTCTGGAACATCGGAATCAATTGTACCATATTTATACATTTCTCTATATTCGTTCCAATCCATGTAATCTAAAATCTGATAACTATCAGAAGTTTTATCCCAAACAAGAGAATCTAATTTCCAGTTTCCCAACGGGCCAATAGTAGATGTTCCCGGAAATCCTGTGTTCCCGGATGAAAGAGTTGATGTCCCACTAATAGCGGTGATAGATGCCTCAGACCACAGGAAATCCCAATCAAACCATCTACTCTGAATATCCTGATCAGCTTGATTTATATAACGTACAACAGAGGTTTCCTCTTCTGACAAATCTGTAGTAGTTGTTGTAGACGGGCCTGTTCCGGGGATACCTACATCCCTCGCCATATCTTGGCATAAAACTAAAAACGTACTCATTTAAGATTATCCAAAATAGCCTTCGCTACATTTTCTGGTTTAATATGTACAGCACACATAGCCCCTCCGGTTTCTTCATCTCTATTACAGGTATCAAACCCATAATGCATTTTGTGACATGGGAAACAAAAATTTTCATATACATCCGGTTCCATTGTCGTCGTATTTTTCCAATGTTTTGAAAGATTCTCTTTAGAAGAATGTGAAAGCATTACAACCTTGTGACAATCAAGAGTTGAGGCTGCATTAAGAACCCCAGTTTCTGGGCCAACCACAGCATCACACTGATCTAAAAATGCTAAGGTTCTTCTAATAGACCATTTCCCAGATTTAGTTATAACTCTAGGTTCCTCTTCCCAGCCAGCCTCAAGAAGCTGACATAAATCATCGCCTATCGTAACAAAAGAAACATCCTTTCTTTTTATAAGAATTTGGGCGATAACTAAATCTGTCCACGGATATACCTTATGAACAGATGACCCAGCTAAAGTCCAAAGAACAACCTTATTTGCGCCCATTTTTTTTCTAGTTGTCTTAGCCCACTGCTTCTCTTTCTTGGTTGGGTAAAACTTGGGGCAAAACTCATAGGGAAGTTTAATTGAACCCGGTTTAGAGAAACCCTTTCCTATAACAAACCCCTCCCTAGCAAGATCATGGGTTCTTTCCATATAGTTAACATTGCATTCTTTGTGCAACTCTTCCTTGCTCAAAGAATAACGTGGACTAGCTGGTACTAATTTAGCCTCTCCCTCTATCATTTCCTGTCTAGCAGGAGTAACGAGAAGAGTGCCTTCTATCGACTCAGACAATTGCACAAAGTGATAAA